TCTCAACATTCTCGTTGCCAAACAATAAGGTTGTCCTTACCTTCTCGATATCCTCAGCTGCTTGCTTGAAGTATGATGCGTCTTTGATCATGACCAATATCCTCTCCGCTTCTTGTCCTTCTTCTTGGGAGTTTCTGGAATCTCCTCTTCCTCTTGAGGCCGTGGATCAGGAGTCTTGACCCCAAGAGCTGCAGCCTGGGCCTGCAGAGCTGCCACTGCCTTGCTCGCCTGAATGACAGGAGGAGTAGAAGGAAGTGGTCCACCCATAGTTACTTGAGTTCCCTGCAGAGCCTTCTCGTAGTCCCGAACCTCCATGGAGCCCTTGCACTTCGGGAAGCCCGTGCAACCGTAGAAGTCGTAATGGCGACCCTTGTTGCTGTATCCACTACGACGAGCCAAAGCCCGACCACAGGCGGGACACTTCGGCTGACTAGGACCAGCCGTAAGCCCCACCACTCCCTGAGGTCCTACTCCCTGCGCTGGTGACATCATCGATGGCTGGCTACCCAACCTACCTGTCCATGGCTGTGCCCAGCCACGAGCCCGCACAGCAATTTCCTCAGTGGCCTGCAACGTCTTGGGGTAAGGTCTGCCAAGATCGATGTATGTAAGAGCGTTGTTCAAGTTGTCCCTATCCCAAGCCCTGATGCTATTCTGATTAGGTCCAGTCCCCGGCTCGGTTGTCCTCTGAGCCCACTCGATGAATGCAACATGATCAGGACACTTAGCCCTATTCGCTTGTCGCATTTGCACAGCAGCCTGATTTCTGACCTTGTGCTGTTGCTCTTCCCAAGAACGAATAGCATCCCGAACCTGCTGATAGTCCTTACAAGGAGCACCACCAACATCAGCTCCGTAAGAAGTGAGTTGCACAGGAATCCCTTGATGCTGAGCAAACTCCACCTCTCGCTTGAAAGCCCGATACTCCTTCTCTTTCTTGACCGCTGCAACAATCTCATCCACCGTCATGCTAGTGGTATCGATCTTCAGCTTCTTGGCAGCCTTCTCTGCCTCACGGTAGACCTTGAGCATGTTCAACCACTCTTGGTGGGCGATCTGCTCAAGCCTGGCTTCCACCTCAGCTGAAGGCACACCAGCAGCCAGCAACTGCTGGCGGATTTCATCACGGCGTTCCTTCATCCAGGCATTCTCAACCGCCTTAGGACCGCACGCCGCTCCACACGGACCAATGAGCTGACCAGTATCCTCCTGAAGCCAATACTGGACACACATCGGCTTCCCGTTCGTCTTCTCAGGGTCCTCCATCCTTCGCTTCAGTGATGGATTCGTCTTGAGAAACACCCGACGATTACGAGGGTCCACGATTGCGGTAGCACAAACCACACATCGTGTTGGACCACGACACACACGATAGATGCGAAGCTTGCCACCCTCAGCCTCCTCTTCCTCTGGCCACACGAATGCATCAAGCCTCTTATGAAGCTTCTTCTGGTCTGTCGTCTTCTTGATGATCATCGCTCATTCCTGCTCAATATCAGTTGGAGTACAACCCACCCAACCATCCCCTCCATCGGCATTGATCTTCTTCCATCTACTTCCGAACCGGTCAAGAATCCGGTAGTATTCCACACCTGGTTTGACAACTCCAACCTTCTCACTGGCAGTAGAATGATCCGCTCTCATGTTACAGCCATTGAGAAATTGCACTTTCTCAAAAACTGGTCGTGAAGCAGGAGTTGGAGTTTCTACAGAAGGAGTTGTGTGTGAAGGACTAACCACGCTGCTGACACCAGCACAAGTCAAAGCTCCGCACATCAGGCAAGACCCAGCCGGCACAAGAGTACAAAGTAGAATGATCACGATGATCCACAGAGCGAGACTTTTCATGTTCCTACTCCTCTTCCTCTGGCCACACGAATGCATCAGCAGGAAACAGAGACTGATCTACTGCCAGTGGAGGAAAAACTTCATAAGATCGTCTCACTGGTGCTGCAAGACGAATTGCGTTGGTTGCTTCGATCTGATTCTTGAATGGCCCGCATTTGGCGATTCCACCACCTTTGGCGAACCACACGATCTTCTTCTTCATTGTCCTACTCCTCCCCCCAGTGAATGAGGAAACTTTCATCAGCGATTGCTGCCTTTGGATCGAAATCCCCAGCCGCTTTGGTCACCAAATCCCACGGGAGTTTACCCGTGCGAACCTTAGTACACTCCCGCATACTAGGAAACCCATCAGCGGACTCCACTTCCATCACCCACCAAAATGCATCTTTGGTGAGTCGGCACGCACTAAATCCGATCTTGTGAATGACCTTCCCCGTCTCGGGAATGTCAAAGACCTCCAACCACTCTGCACTCCCCTGCATGAGAGCATCAGCGAAGATCTGAAACTTCGGGTCAATCTCGCTCATCACCTTCATCGAATCCTCCGTGAATTCCATCACGAAGTATTCGACCTGGAGAGCCCCAGCCAGCTCCATCAGCAGCTTCCTACCGAGAAGCATCCTAGCCAGAGCTAGAGTCATCTTCAAAACCCCGTATGAATCCTCGACCCTTAGATCACTATCCAGTGCGATCAGTGTCGTCATGATCTTCATTGTCACACCTTCCTATTGAGAATCTTCTCGGCTCGTCGTGACAGATCCAGAGCTTTCATCCCCTGCTCTGCCGTCGCAACCGAAAGAGCATTATTGACCACGTTGAGATTCACTCTCAATGTACCAAGCTCATTGTGCGAAATGATCACATGACCATGCAAACTAATGAGTCTCTCACAATGAATCACATCGCTCTCTAGATTTTCTAGAGTTGTCCTCAGAATCCATGCAAGGTTCGCCATGATCACACCTTCAGCTTCGCCAGAAACCCGGCTGCCTCCAGCAGAGCCTTGCTCAGCAGCTGAGCCTGCTTCGCGTCGAGAGGGCACAGCTCCTTCACCTGCCACGGCTGGCCAGTCTTCTTGCTAATGCCCACCCGGTAGACCCCAATGCGGGGCACGTTTCCATTGTAGCTGTACACCTGGACGGAGAGAACGCCATTGTGCCCCACATCGATGGGGTCAGATTCGAAATGCAGCTTGTGGAGGCTAGGGTCGTACTTGAACCCAGGCTTCGCCGACTGATTCGTCGCTGCCGTGATCGCCTTGCTCGCATTCACCGTCTGCTGCTTTGCCACTGCCGTTCTTGCCATGCTGCTACCCTCCTAGGGTATGGTTGTGACTCACAGCCCCCTGAGCATCTTAGCTAGGGCGCGGCTTCCAGATCTTTCTGTGAGTCTTGCCGCCGGGCCGCCCCAAAGAGTATCGAGCGACCCACAGATCAGTTGCTCCTTCTGTGAATGTCAACCAATGCGGTTGTGAGTGTCTCAATAAGTCCTTCACCCTTCCATCGCTTGTCTTCGTCCTGATCGAAGACATGAATCTTCTCTCCATCTTCTCTGTACCATCCAAGGATGAGAGAGTTGGTTCCTTCCTCAATCACCACACCCATTGACCACTGGTCCATCGGACGCACCAGAAACCGCTGTCCTCCCACTTCAATAGTCATCGTCGATCTACTCCCTTCTTGGCCCAATCTTGCAACCTCTCCCACAGCTTCTTGAGCTGCAACCTCTGCAGCATCTCCCATGAAAACGTTCCGTTTTGCTTCGTGTAGATATACTTCTTCTTTTCCTCTTCGCCGAACCACTCAAGCAGGAGAGTTCTCCGCAGTTTCAGCATCAGCTCTTCCTGCTTCTTCCTCAACCCCAACAACTTGTCAACCTGCTGGATCATCTCCACCATTTGCTGCGGAGTCTTCTTCCTCAACTTCTCACTGCTCGTAGGAAGAGGAGGCCCCTCGATTTCATTTTCCATCTTCTTTGATCCTCCAGAAAGCTTTGTCACGCTTCATGATCTCGGGACGTTCCTCGATCTCGCTGACCTTGGCCTTCTTTCTCGTGGTTGTGGACTTCATCGTCCCTGCCTTGGCTCCATTAGAAGACGCCTCAAGAGACATCTCTCTGACAGAATTCTTGCCGTCATGGAGCTGAATCTCTAGAGTATTGGTGTCCCCGTCAGAGGTGCCCTGAACCGTGAGGTAAGCATCGCTGACCTGACCATCCTCACGAATACAAACCTTCAGAAAGAAGCCACCCTTGGCTCCAATGGGACCAGTCTTGATCTCCTTCTTGTGACCAGCCACTTCCAGCTCGACCCAGAAGTTGCGGACACACCTCGGTGCTCTACCGGATCCTGGATATGCCATCACACCACCTGCTTCGTCCAGTCACGGAAGTCCATGCAGCGCACCTCCTGACACCGAAGCTCATGCCCGTAGCGGTTGGCGACGGCGGGGAGCATGAACACGTGCCATCCGCCCATCGGCCCGGGTAGCCGTTCCAGACCGTAGCTGAAGCCCGACGCATTGGCGCTAGACTGCGCATGCGCGAAAGCGTCCTCATAGGTGTCGAACATGGTTCAAGCCCTCCACGTTGCGCAGGATGGTGGTTGTCATGGGTTACTCTTCCTTCTTGGCGACGGGCCAGTTCACGCCAGATAGACAGCGACCGAGCTGAGCCATAATCAGATCTAGAGGCTCTTCCTGAGCTGAACGATGCGCTCCTTCAGCTCGCGGATCTCAGTGGCGAGCTTGTTGCCACGACGGAACTTGGAGATCCTGATGATCTTGGTCTGTCCCTCAGGGGCCAGCCGCACACCCTCCTTCAGAACCTCATCGCGCTCGCGGACCAGATCCTTCAGGTCGACCAGTAGCGACTTCAGCTCCTGACCCCGCTCGTACCGCTCCAGCTCCTCGGCGGAACGGAAGCCACGCTCCTCGGCTTCACGCTGCGCCCTGACCTGCACCGCAAGCACTGCGCGGCTGGTAGCGAGGTTATCGGCCAACTGGCCTCGGCTGTTCACGAACAGGTTGTTAAGGCAGGTGAAGGGATTGTTGATCTTGTCGGTCTTCATCTGAACTCTCCTTGTTTTGCCTGGGACTCAAAGGGTCTTTCAGGTCTTTCGTCCAAGGCATGACCCCGGCTGCCCAAAGGGTATCAGGCAGCCACAGACCTCTCGAACACCGAGATTTGATTCTAGAATCAGGTGTTAATCGACCAGCCGGCTTTCAGATCATTTCCAATTCTGACACTGAACTGTGGAGCATCGAATCCAACATCACCGTTACCGTAGAAGATGCATCCACCGTTGAACCACCTCTTGTAGCTACCGTCCTTTTGCTTAAGCTCCATCAGAAACCCAAAGCTGAGCGGAGACCAGTCTTTGAACAGCAAACAACGTGTATGAGTAGGATCGTACTCTTCTTGACTGTTGCAAGCATAGGTAGCCAAGTAGTCAAGTTTATCTTCTAGATTTTTCAGGAGCCCCAGCTCGGAAGCCTTCTTCCTAACCTCAGCAAGGTACTCACCACATTCGACGACTAGCATTAGACAACCACCGTTACCGAACCGCCCTGGAAGTGAATCGTGACCTCCTTGATGCCAGCCAGCTTCACATCGTTCTTGTTGAGCAGCCAGCCACCGTTGCGACTGCATCCGTGAGTCTTCTCGACGAAGGTGTGTCCCTGCTCCCAGAGCCTTACTGCTGACTGCTCGTTGAGATGGGGGTTCTTGCAGATGAGGTTAACGTGCTTCGTGGTGTTGACGTGATTCGTGGTTTTGCAGATCATGTTCATCTCCTTTAGAGACGGTGTTTGCGAAGCCAGGAGGATAGACAGTAATACTTCTTGTTGGTGGACACCCACTTGCGGGAAGGCGCATCGTACTTAAAGATGTTCTTGATAACGAAGAAACCTTCCTTGACCAACTTCTCACAGATCTTCCGCTCTGCTCCTCTCGGGCGGTAGGCAATGTCTTCATGCTCGTAGTAGAATGCACGAGCGATCACCTTGAGGAACAGACCCGAAAGCTCACAGTACATGGGCTTCATGTTCATCTCCTGTTGTCTACTTGACGTTGATGACGACGATGTTCTGAAGCTTCTTGAACCGGATGTTGACCGACTTGATGCCACCCTTGATGGCATCGGTCTTGTTGATCTGCCGTCCATCGTCCTTGCTGAAGAAGTCAGCGATGGTGAAGTCCTTGCCGGCTTCCCAGGCTTCCTTCACTTCCTTGCCGTTCTTGTAGTCGCGTCCGTAGCTCGGAACGAGGGTCATGTTCATGCTCCCTTCTTGTTGAGCTTCAGCACCAACTTGGTGACGATCTCGCTGAACTCGTCCAGCACCTTCAGCTTCAGCTGGCACGCCTCACAGTGCGGCGTCTCGCACTCGCTGCAGTCCACAGTGAACAGCACGTTCGAATACTTCTTGGGCCTCGACATTGGTTTCTCCTGTTGTGGGGTTTGATTCGGGAAGAAGCGCAAAGGGTATCAAAACCGTAAATCTCTAGACACACCTCTGCGCCGCCGGGGATATTGTACCCAGGACAAAATCACAATCTTTAGAGGTTGGAGGATGCTAGGAAAGGCTAACTATTACGCTGGTGCTTATCTTCAACCACTGGCATCACACGATTGAGAACCGTGTGCTGAATGTCACCAGTCATGACCAACCCACAACCAAGGCATTGCACCCGTGGGTCTTCGTCGAGCACGGCATTGACAGGAGCGAGGTTCCCCTTCTTGTCTTGCTCGTACATCACCAGCTCTGTGACAGCAAATGTCTTAGCCTTGCACTTAGGGCAAGACACAACTCCGCTCAGAAGAGCAGGAGCTTCCTGCACCATCTGCTTTGCGTTAGACAAACATGATGTGCAGATCAATACCCCAGAGACTGACTTCACACAAAGCCTCTCGACCCCACAGAAGGAACAAGTACCCTTCTCTTTTGAGATTGACAGCATAACCTAATAAATAGCTTCAAACGGCGGGATGTCAAGTCAATTTGTATGGCTGTCTCTTGACGTGCTTGGCAGGTGTAGTAAGAGACGTAGGCGGATTTACAAAAACTGGACCTACGAGTTCAAAGAAACACATACGCTCCAGAGCCATCTTAATTGTAACTGTTTCATATTTTGGACCATTTCGATTCTTCGCCAACAGAAGCCTCATCACCTTTTGACGCACCTCTTCCTTGGTCTGGTTCATGGTGATGGCTATGTCAACGTTGTTAATCTTACCAATATCCTCAGAGACGTTCTCTTCTGTATGGGTCTCCATGGAGATAGCTGCCCGCTGAGATTGCGTGCCAGTCCAGATCCCACGCTTCAGCTCCAAAGCCAATCCCTTCAGAGCTTCTGTGGTGGAAGTCAACTCGTCTCTCTTCTCCTTATATGACCTTGGTGGTTTCAAAAGATCTAGATAGTCAACCAAGATCAAATCAGGCTCGAATCCGAGCGCACAGCACTGAAAAATATGACTACGCAACGTCTGCACAGAAGCTGTCTTCGTTGGGTATCCCTTCACGATCAAACAATTGCCCCAACGATGCCCGTACCTCTCTAGCTTCTCGGCGACCTGACCTTCCATATCAAGAAGGTCACGCATGTTGATCTTCGTGAAGGTTGCATCGTATCGTCCACACACTTCGTCTTGTGGCATCTCCATAGTGAAGTGCAGCACCTTCTTCCTTTGGATGATCGCTCGCTTGCCACAGTGACCCAACGCTGCACTCTTGCCACGATTCGTGGGAGCCATCCACAGACCCACCTGACCTCCGTGGATGCCCCCACCCAGCAAGATGTCCAGCCCTGTTATCCCTGTGGGAATGATCAGCGTCGACTCTTCAATAGCTCGACGCTTCAGTCTCTCTGGCCAATTGATGAAGTACAACTCTCCAATATCAGCCACGTTGGAGCCTGTACGAACAGCTTCCACCATGGTCGATTCGATCTCATCGAACTTGTCATCCTGCAACAACTGAGGAGACTTGAGAACAGCAGCTTTGATCGCCTGGTGCCTGCAGAACTTAAGCACCTCATTCTGTATGTACTTCTTGTCGTGAACTGGTTCCAGCATTGTAGTAAAAACTTGAGCATAAGCTGGGAAGTCAGCATCCTTAATCTTCTTCCTACCTGCAGCTTTGAGAAGCTCGTTTCGCAGAGCGTCCTGCCCCATCCTCATCTGGTAATCCATGTAGTGATTTCGAATGGCCAGGAAGTACCAGCAAAGTATCTCATCACTAAAATACTCAGGAAGCACTAATTCATGTGTTGCAATCAGGAAGTCAAAGTCCTGATGCATCAGTGCAAGTATTTTGATTTGAAAATCCCTATAGAAACGAAAAGCCACTTTAAGCGACCCCCCTACGTGCCCTTGGTCTGTGTTCTCGACGATACCTAGATCTGATCCTTATCCGTCTAATCCGAAACGGTTGCACGGACCTAGACCAAGTATGGTAGAGCTGTGGGAGAAGCTTCTCTGGCTCAGGGACGAATTCCCAGCAGAGCCTGTTCCACTCAAGCCATTCAACCCAACCAGCATCGTACTGCTCTTTACGTTGCTTCTGTCTTCTTTGCTTTTCCTGATCCATCCACAATCCCCAAAGGGTATCAAGATTTCCAAATCAATACAATAGCCACCAATGCTGCTAGAATTAGGAATGCAGCAGCTATCCAATTCATGTTCACCTCCAGGATTAACACAAATGACAATCTGGTGGAAGGAACTTGGATGCTGCCCACTGCAGGACTCGGAACCGTGCTTTCTCATCAAGAGGCTTCAGAGACAGTGCTAGTATCTCCAGTGCATGAAGCTCACGTCGTATTTCATGATCTGCTTCTAGCTTAAGTTGAATCTCTTGTTTTGAATCTTTTGTACTAGTCAACAGGACCGCTTGTTCAAGAATTGAAGTTTCTCTTGGATTTAAGTCGGCCACGAATAACCTCCTGCACTCTCCGGAGCCTCTTATAAATCAGTAAGACACGATCAGCGTACCCTGTATCTACTGGGACACGCCCCTTGTTATCACATCTCCTACCTTTCTTTTGGCAATGTCCATAGCCCTGATTATAGTTGAGCAACCAGTTATGATTCATCTCGTTGCGTTCAACCCAATCTCTCCACATTGCCATTATCTGAACTCCACGCCGAATGTTCGATCTAGGCGTGTAGAGTCCATCGGCCTTGGCTTGTGCCAAGGTCTTCTCACACGAACGAGGCGACATCTGGATCTGCATGAGACCATGAGACCCTCGATGACAAGTGCTGTTCCTGAACTTTGATTCCTTCTGTATGATTGAAGCTGTCAGAAGAGGATCAAAATGGTACTGTATCGAGTACCGTTCAATCAGGTTCGCATGTCTTGCTGCCTCTGGGCTCAACACCCTCAGTATTAGGATCAGTTCTAGCATTCTCTGAAATGTCTGTGCTATCGAAGGAAGCCTCTAGCCCAGGCTGTTCTGCTCTATGCTGATCTTTAACCAGATGGAAATTTGGTTTCTTCGTCACACCAGACTTGCTCAGAATCTCATCCACCTTACTGATGATGAATTCCGTCGTTGGGGCTGCACCGAACTTCTCAGCCAGAAATTCCAGCAGTGTGTCGATTCGCTCAGGACTTGAAGGGATATCATTCACGTACCGAGGATTAATCTCGATGACTGCCATTCCCTGACCAATCATCTGCATAGCTGGGATGATCTCAGACATGAGATCAATTGGAACTATCCGACGAATCATCAATGTATCATTTCGTCTCAACTCACAAGATACCCAAATCCGATCCTTTGGGTCAGGAACCTTATCCCTGAATTCAGTAGTCGTGAGACTCCAGCAATTCATGTTCTACCTCTGTGAATGGTAATCAGGCAGTACCACATCCCATGGTCTTTCGTCCTGCCCTTCGTTGGGTCTCTCAGTCCAGGTTCGTACAGGAGCCGTGCTGCCATCTTCGAATTCGGAGTAATACTTATTACCTGCTGTGTCTTCCTGCATGTAGATCTTGGTCGACTTCTTGCCATCAGCCGTCGTACCAGCCTTGATGAAGGTCACAGCTTCTTCTCCTGTCTCAGCCTCTGCCATGTTGGATTCTTCTTCAACCACTCATGATCAAAGTAACCGACTCCAGATCTGGCAAATCGAAGCAGCACTCCTTCTTCGTCGAGACCCCATGCGAGCATCAGTTGATCCAACCGTTGATCATTAGCTTTGTCAAGCTCTTTGGCGTCGATCTGTACCCGCTTCCCGATACAGGTGACGATCCCTTTGGTTTGTCCTTCATTGACCAGCTGGAGATACTTGCGAACGCGCTCTGGGGCAGGAAACTTCGACTTCAAACCGGAAAGCTCGTATGGGTGTGGGGCTCGATTGAACCATTTATCAAACCAATAGAACTGGGCTCTGACGTAGGTTTCATAGGAAACGCCAATCTGATCTGCAATCAGTACCGCCCTCTTGAATTGTGCGAATGATCGATGCTCTGGGGAGATGCTACCTTTGATGAATCTCAATCGATGATTGTGAACGTATTCACCCAAGACAGCTTCGTAGGCATAAGCCATTTCTTTGATCTTCGGTAATAGAGTTTCATCACCGAGGATGGCTTTGCGTTTCTCCTGACCCAACGCAATCCGCTTGGCCTTCTGAGCTGCTTTTAAAGTGGCTTTGTGGAGGGTGCCTTGGACGGGCCTGAGAGGCTCCAGAAGGGCTTTCGGCGGCTTGAGAGGGGCTTTATGGGCCTGACGCCTTGGAGCTGCTTGAGGAGCCTTTGAGCTGCCTGAATCACCGTCTTTGGGACTTGGCCTCTTTGAGTCTCCAAAATCATTTGCAGCTCGCCTGGATGGTCTTCGTCCGTGATGAGCCTCAGGGTCAGGGTTCTTTCCCACGGACCTTTTGAAGCTTGTTCGAGGTCTTGTTTGATCTCCTCGACCAGCTTCTTTGCCAGCCTCACCAATGCGGTCTTTCTGGCTTTCGCTTCGCTCACAAACCACCTGCAATGGAGAACGTTTTAAAGGGGCTTTTAAAGTGACTTCTCTGGGAGAACGTTTTAAAGCGGTTTCCGGAGCTACTCCTTCGGCGGTCCAAACTGAAACTCTAACTGGTAGTCTGGGGTTTTCTGGATGTGATTCCAGAACTGTTCGCTTTCCTGATTCCTTTGCTGCCACAGGCTTAGTTGGTTTTTGATCTTCTGATTGATCTTGAGATCGACTTGCTTTCTGGTTTCCACTCTGGGCCTCCGTAGTACGGGGATCGCGCGTCTGAGTATTAATATTTCTTGTATTAGTATTTATATTCTCTGAATTAATTGATTTGGTATTAGAGTCAACTTCAGTATCTCTTGTACTAATAGTAGTATCCTTAATAAGCTCACTACGTTCGCTTATTAGGATACTACTATCCCTATTAGAGATACTGAAGTTAACAGGCGGGAGTACCCGCCTGGTAGGTACAAGGACTCCATGACCGAGAACACATGCCTCGGAATTTGATCTTGAAGATCGATCCTGATTTGATATTAGGGGGGCTGAACGTTTGTTCAGTGAAGCGAGGACTCTGAGTACCTCGGTCAATCGTTTTGATCTTGGAGATCGTTTTTGATCTTCTGTTGGCTGATCTTGATCTTCTGAAAGTTGATCCTGCTTGGGAGGGTATTTGAAGGCTACTCGTGCCACAGGATCAACTCCTCGCAAATGAAAAATCCCCCAGTCCCGGCTGCCTTGACCGACATTGGCCTGGCAAGCCGCATACCGTCCAAGGAGTCGGGAATCTGGGCGATTCCCCGGCTCACCGGGTTGGGGGAATTGTATGTAACTGATTTATCTGGTCATTCTGTCCTTGAACGGAAACTTTGCCAGGCCACTGATCTGAGAATTGCCACCGTACCTCCGAACGTGGTAGGGTGTCTAGTTATTTTTCGAGGAACTTCTAACCACTGGAAACCTCTCGTGACTCTCGCGCTCTCTTCAGCTGATGAAACGCTGCATCAATTCGCAGGAAAAGGTTCTGGTCACCTCCTCGGTCGGGATGGGATTCGAATGCCAGAACCTTGTACACCGCTTGCACAACCGACCACGGGGCCGAGGGTAGCAGGTGGAGGACCTGATAGGGGTCTTCGCTCTGAGGGGCTCCTGGGCCTCCTGGAGAGCCTCCTGCGTGGTCCTTGAGGAACTTCACGATGAGGATTTGGAACCCCTCTGGAAGCCCACTGTAGTCGACGTGGTTGAAGAACCGCTTGCCCATCCCCACTGATGCTAGAAACTTGTTTCTATGGACCTCCCACCGCTTCTTCTCAGGGTTCCAGCGACGGTAGGAAGCTGGCTTGATTCCGTATTGGATGTGACTCAGCATTCGCTCATTGTGAGCAAAATGAAATCCCACCCACTCAGGATTAACAGGATCAAACTCTAGCTTGAGGACCTGGGACATGCTCCCATCCAATCGGTTCTATCGTAACCTTTGCATCACTTTCTGTCACTAAGATGATAGGCTTCTTGGACCGCTTGGCTTCGATGAGGGCTCCGTGAGTTCCTCGTGATTGACCGTCCCAGAAGATAGCCAAGCCGTCGCTAGCAACCACAATCTGTTTGTTGCGGATCATACCTGCTGGCTTCCCGTACTTCTTCCAGTTCGCAGGGAAGATCAATGGCTCTGGGTAGCCCAACCGCCTGGCTTCGTCAGCAGCCACTGTGTCCACTCCAATGGCCCCTCCGCTGACGATGATGCAGCGGCCCAGGAGCCTCACCAGGAGGCGAACCAGGTCCAGACGCATGAACGTCCTGGAACCCACGACGGCGACCTTGGAGAAGACGTAGGGCTGCTTCAATGAGGAACCTCGATGAGGGGTACAGGTAGGTCAGCTGTCTCTTTGCTCTCTCTGTACTCTTTCAAAAATTGATCTTGGTGAGCTTTCTTCTCTGCTTTCCACTTCTCTCGTGCTTCCTTACCCGCTGCCCAGGGTGAGCCAATGGTTCTCCACCACTAAAGATCACTCTGTCGTATGGTGAACCTTCAGTTAGGATCTTATGGAAAAGATCATACTCAAGGTATGTGGCCTCAGTCTTACTCTTGACTGTGTTGGTAGAGCAGTATTTGCAGCTGTTTTCGCAGAAGTTGGTCAACTCAAAAGTGATCTCTCTCATCAATCACTCCATGGGTACTCAAAGGGCTCGTTGAGTCGCCTGGCTGCTTCCCGACAGATGGCTTCTCCGATGGCCCTGTAGAGCTGGTGGTTGATCGGCCACGGTCCTCGCCCCTCAGGGAACCACATGTCTTCTACAGCTCCCGTCACAAATTGATAGGCATAGCCCTTCTTGATACGAAGCTCTTTGATTTTGATGGCTATCTTTTGTTGATTCTGGAACAGCTCTTTGTTTTGTAGCAGCTCTTTGGCGATCTTTTGAATCTCTTCGTCTGACAATAGCAGAGCTGGTTTAGGAGACTTGTATGGTGTCCTCATCCCAGTCTCCGGAGAGCTTCCTTGGGTTCTATATCACCAAGGATGAATTGTCTCTTTAGTCCTCTGCATGCTATTCCAACCACACCACTACCAGCAAAGGGATCAAGGACACAATCTCCTTCGTTGGTTGATTCAAAGATGAGAACTCTGATCAACTCAATAGGCTTTTCCGTGGGATAGTAAGCTTTACCTTTCAATCTCTTTACTGAAACAACATCACCAATAGCATTGTTATTCAACCGACGATGCTTGGAGCCTTTCACCTTCTCAGCCATGATAATGAACTCATGCTGTGCTGGGAAGTGGTATCCCATACCTCTAGAATTACCAGTGATAAATGGTTTCCCGTTACGTCTTGCTAGCCAGTACCCGGTATCTACTGTTGGGCACCACACAATACCAGAATACATCTCTTGGTAAACATTAGATTGCCTAAAACTAGTCCACCGTGTTAGTCTAGCCGATGCAATCCAAAGATTCTTTCCTTTACACTTATTGACATTGCAAGAATATCCAAGTTTTATTGAAAGCTCTTGAAACAAATCAATTTGATCTTTGTCTTTTTGCCAGAAATGACACCGTCCAGATTCAAATAGATGACCATCACCACCTACTAGTCCATTAAAGAATGCTCTCATCTCTGGTTCTGGCCAACTAAGAGACTCTCTCCTGATTGTTTTTCCATAAGACCGAAGATCTTGTGCAGATGATGCATGAACGTAAAAACGATCTGGTCTATTAGTATAAGTCCATTCAAGTTTGTCCAACAGTGATTTTATTCGATTTCGTCCTTGTGATTTTGTTTGATATATCAAAGCTCCAGTATTTAAAGGAGATCCTTCTGCTACATACCATCCTTTTAGCTCAGCTACTGCAAGTGATCCTGGATATCCATTTCTACCATGAAGATGACTCTCAGCACCTACTGGTATTTTCCAATTATGCTTACTCATTGAAAGTAAATCTTTTGCTGTGATTAATTCTCTTCCTCTAATAAATAGATTATGATTCTCAGTCATAAGCATATCTACTAGTGATGTCTTTACATGAACCATAGGTTCATTAATCACAGAATAACTATTCATAGCTTCGATTGGTCTCCAAACCAATCTTGTTTTAGGGCGTTCTACTGAAGCTATGAGATCACCAACCTTTAAGTTACATCGTGGTTGCCATCCATTAGGTGTCAAAGCTTCAGTATCATCTGAAACACACATCTTGTCCCAAACCAAAGCCTTCCAGTATTTGAACTTGGCTGAAAGCAGAGGACCATGCCCCAGCTGGACCTGTCCTTCATCCACTGTGATGTACCTGTCTGTCTGCGGAGAGTAGCCTGTGCAGATTAGATCACGAGTCTCCTCATCAGCGAACATGTACAAGAATGATCCTGGTTTCAGGACACGATAGAATTCGTGGAACAGTTCGTAATACCTAGAGTTTGGGAACGTCTGAAACCAGTCATTGCTTGATCCTTTGGAATGCTTGAGTCGTGTTGTGGTGCCTGTAGATCTCCACTTCTCAAGCGACTCCCATGCTGGGTCCGTAACGACAAGATCAACAGACTCGTCAGGGAGACTCCTTACCAAATCGACTGCATCCATCTGCCAGATCACTCCACCTAGTACCTTGGTCATAGGAAGAGGTACTGACCCCCAGAATGCATCTTTGCGGAATGGAGTCTTCATGGAATATTCCAATAACCAGGAGGACGGTGAGGCTCTGGTGGTCCTACAAACTCCTCTTCTTTCTCTGACATCTTTTTGTTAACCGCTATCTTACAAAGGTTACAAACATTACCTGGCTGTTCTGCAATGTTGTGACCACAAATATGACAGATGTTAACAACTCCTACAGACATTGCTAGTCGTATCTCCAAATCAGCAATCTGCTCTGCTACCACCTCCAAGAGCATGCGAAAGTTTGATCCTAAACTTGTATCAACCCCAGGTATGCTTCGGCTGAGGTTGTTGATCATCTCCTGTACTATGGTCTGTGATGTCCTAGCAAGGAACATAATCATAATGCTGTGACAAAATCGTACAGACCAGCCTCAAAGCCATGGGCATGAAGAGCGTCTCTAGTGTGAGGACCTGGTACACCATCCTTGTTGACACCTAATTTGTCTTGAATCGTTTTCCAGTAGTTTTTGTCTTCATAGTGATTAAAGTCAAATGTATGGAAACCTGCATCTACAAGAGCCTGGAAGATATGAATACCAGGATCATTAGCTTTTGCAGGATGATTCTGGTGACAGTGACCAAAAACTCCCACCATGTCTACACCGCAATTGTGACCAAGATTGTTGGACAGTCTGTTGATTTGAGCAGTATAACCTGATGGTGGGCATTGCCGTTGGATGCCAAAATAATGGCAGAGGAATTCAGTGAGCTTGACGTTGGCGTCAAGCTGTACTTGATAGATATGACCCTTCTCATCTTCGAACATCTCGTTACCCACTGATACTTCGTTCTCCATGCTGGCGTGATAGGCAGCCATCCTCATAAGGTCTGCCAAGCAGAAGACCGTCCCGTCCCAATCCACCGCTGTGTGAGCCCCTGCAGGCTTGGTGGTGTTCAAGGACCAGAATCTCATCAACCTGGCTCCAAGGTCTTCACTGGGTCCAGCACCAGGTAACAACACCGTAGCTACATTTTTAGTATTGTGATGGATGATGGCTCTGATCCACCTTGTGTTCCTTAATCTCATGTTCTTACCCATGAAGAGAGCACAACGATGATCATCAAGATAGTTTATAACATTGAGCCCAGGAACCAACACTCTCTCACCATTGATGATCAGTCCTGTTCCGTTAATCATTGTTACTTCTCCTTCTTGTACTTGAGATTTCGATTCGTATATCGTTTCAGAGCTTCTCTGCCAAGGTCTGTTATGGTGAATGTCTCTGGATAACCACACCACAATGTAATCCATCCATGTCTTCTGCACGCAGCCAAGCTCATGGCAACACTTCTGTATGAGCAACCCATCAGTCTACCTAAGTCTATGGCTTCTGAAACAACTTCATGATGCATAAGACGCATCATTCGATATTGGAAGCCAGTCACTATGCTACCTTTATCTCAAAACAGTCCTGGTCACGGTACTCCTGCATTCTCTGCAAGGAGTGTTTCAACAGATATTTGTGCTGGAAGTCAGCTGTGTCAATCACATGCAGCTGGTCTGAATTCCCTCCCCGACGAAGCCCACGACCAATCCTCTGCAGCAGGTTGATGAGGCTCTTGCCCCCAGCAGCCAAAGCCAGGACATCGATGTTGGGCATGTCCAGACCTTCATTCAGGATGCTGGTGGCGATGAGCACCTTCAGGTCCCCTCGTCTGAAGTCATCCAGAGCTTTGTGTCTGATCTCCATCTCTTCCTGACCGTTAATGAACTGGTGAGGGATGAACAGCTTCTGTTTGAAGGTCCACAACCGTTTGTCTAGAATCTCTCCGTGCTTGATTTCGTCAACAACGATCAAAGCACTCAACCCCTGCTCCACGAAGTCAGCTACCGCCTTGCAGATCTCGTTGTTGCGGTAGGGGTTCTCCACGATGCCCAGCTTGTGAACCTCTCGGTATGGCATCTTATTTGGTAGCAAAGGCTTGGTGATCTTCAAGAAGTGAATGATAGGCTGCACACTGATCTTCCTCTCAACCAGTTCCTTGTTCTTCACTTCGAAGATGACTGGTCCTGTGACACCAATCAGTCTGAGGTCAGCACCATCAGATCTCTTCAGAGGTGTGCCGCTCAAACCGAATCGATAGAAGGCTGGACAAGCACGAGATACCATATACCAAGAGTCTGCCCCCTGGTGATGGCATTCGTCAACTATCAGTAATTGTATAGACTTCAAGAAGTCTATACAGATTGGAGTTGTCAATCTGGCATAAAGGGTATCAGCTGTGGAAACAGTCACCCATTGTTTGGGTTCCCAGTGTCCATCTCCGATAAGTCCTACCTCCTCAAGTTTCAAACTCAAACGTTGAGCCAGAACCTTTTGTGTCTGATAAAGAAGTGTCCTGTTGGGCACCATAAACAACGTTGGAATCTTTGTTGCAGCAATGAACAACGCTGCGATGGTGGATTTACCCCCATTAGTTGCTACTCCAATTATTCCTCTTTGTCTTCTAGCCATCTCAAAGGCACAGACGGGCTGGAAGTCAAAGGGGTGGGCAAAGGATGCCCCTGGCAAGGTCTCAGGGAAGTGGACGGTGAAGTTGGGACAGTAGCGACGATCATCCAGCTGCACCTGAACCTTGTGCTTCCTCAGCTCCTCCAGAACCAGGTTTGCAAGTCCAGCTGGGAAGGTTCGTTTGATCTTACTGAATAGCTTGATTCGCCCATCCCACAAACCGGAACGGTACTTCTGCGTGAACTTGTATCCAGGGGAGAAGTACGACGTTGCATTCACCACTACATCTACAGGGAAGGAGCCGTCGATTCGAGCGTCAGCTCCAGTTACCACTATAATACAGTTGTATTGTCTGCCTACTGCTTCCAGGGCACTCTGTTTACTCTTTCTGAGTAGCTCTATGTGCTGTACAGACCTTTTCATGTCCAACTTCTTTTGTTGAGAATATGGTAGATATTGCTTCTACTAATATTGAATTCTTTAGCTAACTGTTTTGTAGGTATACCATTACTGTAGCGACTTCTAATTTCCACTACTTGATCTTCTGTTAATTTACTTCTACCACTACGTTCCCTGATGCTGTTCTTCCTTTTAAGAAACAGTCAGCCATATTATCTGCATTTGTTCCTAAAAAGAGATGATCTGGATTTACGCAGCTCGGTTGATCACATTTATGTAGTACAAATAGATTATCTGGAATAGGACCATAAGCTAGTATCCATGCTAACCTATGAGCTTTGATCAGCTTACGGGGTTTAATACCAAGACTCAATTCACCATACCCTTTTTGTTTTTTAGTACCGATCCAGATCCAACATTCGTCTTGTCTGCCTCTTATGAATTGGGCTTCAAATCGTTCCAGGATTGACAACTTCTTATACCTATTACCAAAACCCTTGAAGTTAGGTTTTATGAATGGTGTTTTATTCACCATCTTGCCTTCTTGGCTCTCTTGGCTTGAGCCGCCTTGAAGCCAGTTGGAGGAAGAGGAGGTGGAGTCGTCATCATGTCTGGGTCATAAGTAGCTTTCCCTTTGATCTTGGGATTGCCTTGACCAATCACCATAGCACTTCCATCCGTGAAAACCAACGGTATGGGTTTCTTCAAGAATTCACTCCATCGTTTCATGGAACCTTTGATCGTTTCTAGAATCTCTTGGTGCTCTAGTGGCTTGATTGCATCGATCTTGTGCCGAACCGTATCGATGGTGTAGTCTTTCTCCAATTGGATATCCACTGAGTTCACAGCTTGCTCGTAAGCAAGATAGAAGCTGCTCTTGCCATCGTATGGAACTGATCCTGCCATGTCTTCAGCCTTGCCAGTGGATCGATCTTTCCTGGTGAACTTCCAGGATCGATTACAAACCCACTGCACCTTGGTTACTTGACCGATCTTAACAGGGACCTGCCAGACTTCGACCCAGTAGGTCGGCTTCTTCGACCAGCCCTTCTTCAAGCAGACCTTGAGGGCGAGGGTTCCATCCTTCAAATCAATGGGTTTCTGCATAGATAGGTACTCCCTGGCCTATAGTAACGGCAAGGGGAGTGTTTTGCAGCTAAGGCACTGAAACTTTAGGTTCAGCCTCAGGAGGAGCGGCGCGGCCTGAAAGGAAGAAGGTTTCACCAGGGGTAAAGCGAAAGACCTCACCACGCAGCTTCACACGCTTCCAGCCACCTGGATTCATGGTGATCACCCGTGGTGTACGGAAGTCCCGCCAGAAGACCCCAGCACCAATCCCCTCTACATTCCTTTTCTTGTAGTAGAGTAGGATCAGATTGACGTACTGGGGCATGACTTCTGTGAAAAGAGCCTGCAGTCTGTGGGCTAGAATCTCCATGCAGTTGTGGCCCACATGGCAAGCATCTTCTCGAATGCAAACCAGAGGTTCTATGCGTGGGGATTGCTCACGGAACAGAGCGCACTCAGGGAATAGATCATCCAACTTCCAGAACGCAGTTTTGCTGGACAACTGGATGAAGTAAATCAACTCAGGTTTGATCAGTCCTGCCACCATGGTTTGAATTCCATTACTCGTTTTGCTAACCCTTCAGCTTTGCCGTTGCAAGTGATCGCTCTGTCGTCAAGGTAGGCGTCTGCCATGATCTTGCGTGGTTCTTCAGGACCATTCCACGGATGATTGTTGATGAAGTCGTATGGGATTCCAGATAGGTCTAGGTGATGTCTCAGGTCTTCGTTGTCTGTCCTGCAAGTCCAGATTACGATCTTCCATCCATGGTCACGAAGCATCTGAAGCTCCCTGATCATTCCTTGAATGGGAGGACCGTATTCACCTAGATGGGAATTCCGATCATACTTCAGGATCGTCCCATCCACGTCGACAGCAATAATCTTGGGTCGCTGAGGATCTTCCCACAAGCGAGTAGGAGCCTCGCCAGGTTTCAGCCCCTTCGCCAAAGATTCCAGCTCTCTTAGAGCAGCTCTGGCTAAAAGATCATGGTGGCTCATGTTAACCAAACCCGATGGCTCCGAGCTTCCACAGCAGGACGGTAATGAGCACAAGACCCAGCCAGACTGCCAGGCGAGGCCAACCCACTGGCTTGGGTGTCAGGTACAGCACGATGAGCAGCAGCAGAATCAAGAACAGCACGAAGCTCGTATGGAAGAGCATATCTCACCTCCAGTGACTGCAGTGAAGACTGCCAAGGTTTCCAGTCAACCACAAGATGACGAAGATCAACAGAATCACACCCAATGGGCTCCAGCTTACATAGCCGCCGTTCCACTTGGTGTGCCAAACACCACCAAGAGCTACCGACAGAATCAACAACACAATTAGAAGCATCAACATCAATCACCTCCTGCCCCCACGGTTAGGTTAGCCCATCTCAGTCATGAGCATCCAGAAGTCGGCTGCAAGCTTTGCTTCTAGATACTGTTCAGGCAGGTAGCCATCACCATGATCGCCCCAGCTCGGACCCCATGAGTTGCGGACACGAAAGAGCTTCTGGTCAGTGCGGAAGCCTCTGATAGCCACACAATGGCCACCGATCTGAGCTTCGTCAGCCTTGGGGAAGGGGATGATTCCTGTCTTGGAAACCTGTTCGCTTTGCAGCGATTCGTAACAGGAGAAGCCGATCACAACAGGACGCTTGGTTTGGGTCATCACCTGCTTGACCATGGTGACAGTAGCCGCAACAGAAGCGTACTTGATAGCCATGTGCTGGTGCGCTTCTTTGATGGCTCCTCGATTGGGCCTCACATTGAAACGAATTCCTGGCTCTGGATCATAAGGCCAATGTCTCTCCAAGCAAGAACCAAACTGCGCGATGCACTTGATAGCATTTCTGATCTGAGCCCCAGAATCCTCATTGGGATCAATGTGCTCGTAATTGACCCTGGTGAAGTAGTAATTGTAGAGACGGCTCAATATTGGGATGGGAATGCCAAGCAATCCTGCAAGCTGGGCATAAGCGAAGATAGTTCCATTAGCTGTACATGAACCAAGATACTCTTGGTCAAACACAGGAATCTGAAAGTCATCTACAAGGAGACTGCTTGGCACTGCTGATGGAGAAATCAGTGAAGGCAGGTAATCAGGTACCTTGTAGTCTCGAAAGTCTGGAAGGTCGGGCTTCCACCCACCCATGTGTCGAAGTACACCATCAACCTCAATAGAGTTTAGACTGTTGTGCATGATTTTCTCCCCTTACTTCGGCGGCAGGATCGTCTTGGGGAGCTTGTTCACAAGAAGCGTATTAACCGGGGGAGCCTGTTTGATTGTAGGCAGAGTAGTTGGCACGCTGCCAGGAATCGTCACACCAAGGTCAGCCAGGAACTTGAGCAGATTCTGGTAGAGAGCCTCTGCAGGACCAAGAAGTGCAGCCAGATTGAAACCTGTGCTCTGAGACTGAGCCAAATCAATAGCTGCTGTAGCAACCGACAAAGCATTCAGAAAGTCGAGTCGGATCTGCTCAAACTTAGGACGGGCTGCTGCACAGTTGTCAGCCGTATGGGGACACCAGAGGTTAAATCCTGTTTCAGCAAAATCAGCAGCGAGATGCCCAATGGCAATCGAGTCCCTGGCAATAGCATAAGGATCAGGTTTGGTCGGACAAGAAGCTGCGGTGAGAGTAAGGATTGTAACTACACAGATCAGAATGGCATTCATGGCTTTCATGGTTTTTCCCTTCACTGTGCAACACATTTCGTATATGCCGAGGCATAATTGCCTGCGACAAAGGTAGCGATGGCACTGAATGTTCCCACGACCACAGAAGTAATCGCAAGACCTAATTGGGCTTTTGAAGGTGATCCATCTGAGTTGGCTTTGGGTGCAAGTGTGCTGACTCCAGAAGCCCCTGCAAGGGCTCCGAATCCAACAGCCAGCCCACCCCAGATCAGATAAGGTGTCTGCAACTTGGAACAGTCAATAGCAGGAGCTGAAGTTGGTGTCACCTTCATTCTTGGAGGGTGAACCAGCTGGAAGGCAGGGCACCCAGACAAAACCAGGATGATTAGAATCAAGCTTCTCATGATATTCCTATCGGATCAGCTGACCCGACCAGTTGAGGAACTGTCCACTGATTTGCTCATCACTGATCGTAATGGCTTGTGCGATGATTCTTAGTTGTGACCCCAGAGCTTTGTTGTACATCTTTGGAATTTTGGAGATTATAGAATCTGTCTTTGTCAGTGAGTGCAGCCACTTCACATAGCTTGCTGGCAGCAGACCACCAGCTGTACTTTTAAGTTTACTGTCAACGATGGTAAGTTTGTAGATCTTTCCGATTTGAGGAGGTGGTGACACTTGCAGTAACACGAAGTTGGTTACCTTATCATCTGCAAACACCTTTTGTATGACTGTTGGAGTACCGTCAACAGAAGATATCTGATACGAAGTTACACTAAGAGCATCCACATCAATGGACAGATCAAATGGAAACATCAGTTTGATTATGTTGTGGTCAATGATTTGAATGTTTGAGAACCCAGCTTTCGAGAACACAGGTGTAGGTGGAGGTACTGGAGGCACATTTTGTAGAACCTGTGCTCCAAGACAATCGATTGTACTCTTGCCAATCCAAGGTACATCATCGTCCCAGGTGCTACCGTCGAACGTTCTGTGGAGTGGGTAGCCCATTATTCATATCCTGTCACAGTGTTAACCCAAACTTCATCATCACTAATACCAAATATAGGGATACCAGATGGTGAGGAGTAAGACTCCATGATAGACTCTGTGATCCAAGTTCCTGTACCTGGATCGTATCTTATCACTGAGTCTGCTCCACTATCGTAATCAGCGACAAGAATCCACAGATGTGCTTCATCAGTACCCCAAATGCCTCGTATAAGGTAACCAGGAAAAGGACTTCCAACCATAGCCCACACACCACCAGTATTCTTAAACATCCAGATAGTCGAATCATCATAATTAAGAGCACCAAAGTAGACAGATCCACCCATAGCCCAACAACAAAGGAAGTTCATGGCATTGCCGAATCCTAAAGCAACCTTAGCTTCAGCTACATGATCGACCCATATGCTACCTTCCAGATGATATAGATTTGTAGCTACCCAAACGTTTGTTGCACTTGTTGCAGCGATCTGTTCTCCCGTAGCTTCTTCCAGAGGGAGTTGAGTCCAGGTAGCTCCATCCCAGTAATCAACTCCCTCTATGAGACTGCCCATGCAGAACACACAGGTATCTGAAACTACGAAACCATGACGCCGCGTAACACCAGGAGTCGGTGAATCGTGATAGGACCACGTAGATGTAACAGAATCGAAATGACAGTATTTGGTTCCACCATCACCATCCCAAGCTACGATGATTCCCCCGCCTGGTAGACCGTGAACCGTGGATGAATAAACACTATCACCAATTCCACCAAAGCTTGGCTGAGGTGAGAATTCCTGCCACACACTAGCCACACCGGCTTCCCTGAAGTAAAGCTTCTTATCACTTGAAGATACGGCAAGCATTCTTTTGGTTGGTGGTGCCATCAGAAGTCTCCACCAATCTTCTCATCACTGATCATCATGGCTTCGACCAGAGATCTAATCACCGAACCAACCTCTTTGTTGTAGAGATCAGCCAAGGTTCTGATGGTCATGTCAACTTTGGTTCTGTGCATCAACCAGGTAATCTCTGCCTGAGGAACTGGAAGCCCACTACTGTCAAAGATAGATCTATCCTTAATGGTCAATTTGTAAGTCTGGCCAAGTTGCAGCATCTTGACGTGAAGAAAGAATGAGTTTACAGACCTACCGTAAGCTGGAAGAACCCTATCAACAACACCAGCAACACCTCCTGACAGGTTAGTGATGGTGTAGTTTGAAGCATTGTTTAGGAACTTGTTGTTGATAACATTGTTAGATAGAATCACCATGATGACATCTTTAGCAACCACAAACAGATCTTGAAGTACAGTCGTGGATAGATTAGCTGGAGGCAGTAGTGGAGCAACATCCTGAGTTAGTATGACCTCTACCGCAGAGCAGTTCTGACTGATGTTTGCCCCAGGTGCCAGAGACCGCTGGTAATATCCTATTCGGTTTATTGGAAACCCAGTGAGAACTGTGGAGCTATCTTCCTGGTAAACTAAGGTCTCCGTGAAGCTATCTACGATTCTTCCAGAGTCTGTATTACAAAAGAGAAATGCAATATTACTCATAGGAACGTTAGTGCTTCCTAGGATGGTATCTTGTGTTGGACGTGTAATGCTGGTTTTATTCCAATAGACAATAAGACTCGTGCGATTATATGGGTTGGCAATAGCAGAAGAACCAATCTCAGTTAATACTCCAGCAACGACTCGATACACTTTGATTGTGTAAATCGGGCCAACAGTACGTTGTATCTCCAGAATATAGCCATTCTGTCGATTGGAGCCTGAAGTAAGAAATACTCCATAAGCTGTATCATCTGTTGTGTGTATAGGTACTGTTGAGGCGAACTGAACTACGAAACGAAAGAACCCACCTCCGTAAGCAGGATCAATAATATCTTCTAATTCTTCAAAATAGATTGGACACTGATCCCACCCCATCGCTGTACGAGGTGCGTTCACTGTGTGAAATGTTAGGTTGTCCCCCAGAAGAGTAGTGTAACTTCCAAGCTCTGTATCAAAAGCATCTGTTGGTGGAAGCCAGATTCGTGACGTGCTTCGTTGAACAAGGTCACGACCAAAGTTATGAACAACCGTACCAAACAGATTAGTAGTTCCAGCTACATTCCGTATGTATTTTCCAAAGACGCAACTCGAAAGGTTTGTTTTGACTATTCCAGTAGCCGTAACTGTGTAGACATGAACAAATGAAGTGTCATGTCCTGGATAATCGTCAGCTTTCCAGAAAGATATATCTCCAGGTGCTAGAATCTCTGCTCCAGCTTCAATGGAGTGAGGTACACTATCCAGATTAAGATAGATCAAATGAATCTTGCTACCATTAAGATCCCACTGTGATGGTCCATCACAGATAAGAGTGAGACTTCCACCTGTAGCTTTGTAGACTTTGTGATTGAAATCATATGGAAAGCTACTCCAGTTTCCTTCAATTAAATAACCATCCGAACAATCCTCCGATCCAATGAAGATGCCACGAGCAGTCTTATCCCGAACTAGCTGGTATCCCTGACCTTCAAATCGATACATCCCGCCTGGTGGAATCTCCACACTCCCCACTAACCGTCGAAAGATCATGGCAGGGTGTGGCCAGTCAATAAGAGCTGCTGGAGTTCCAGCCCCACCAGCGAAATCAAAATCGTCCCATGCCCAACTAACTTCTTCTCGATAAACCATTCCAGTGATGGCTTTGATCGGACTGTCGACCACATGGTTGAACAACCCGTCAAAGAAGATGTTGCGAAGCGAGGCGACCATCACATCACCACCACCGTGTAGGAATGACAGTACCTACTGAGATAATATCGATGAGTTGAGCCCACGGAATTGTATTGCGAGAACCTGCATAGTAGACACCCATAGGGTCTGGTTTGTCTGGTGACATCCAATAGGCGAATGCAGCACCTCCACCTGAGTTAGTCCCTCGGTTAATCACAAGCTGAGTTGGCGGCAGATTCAAAGTTGTCCCATTGATGGACCCAGGCTCCGGGAGGACCATCGCCCCGGAGGTCACGGAGGCGGGCGCGTCGAGGCAGTCGTAGTCGGCCACAGCTCACCTCAGACCGTCACGGCCGAACCGTCCCAAGGTAGCCAGAGGTGCCCGACCACGATGGAGTCGTTGGTCCCACCAATGCTTCCCCGAGAGCCCGTCGAGCGGCTCGGCTGCATCACCCAGCGGCAGAGGGTGAGGTGCCCCTTCCGGTACATGTGTGCGCTGTTGTAGACGCCCTCCTGCGAGGCGACCACAAAGACCGGGTAGGCGTCGTCCTTCTGATCGACGTTGGCCTGGAGGTAGTGGGCGAGCCCGTCGTAGGTGTTGTTCGGCGCCCCGTAGTACAAGGTCGGAGTTGCTCCGTAGAGGGTCGGCGTGTACGCCCCACCGCAGACCAGCGCCTGAACCCCGGCATTGTAGTAGTAAGCCATCCCGTGGAGCTGCCGGTACGGGGAGGAGTAGTTGTAGTTGAAACAGCTCGCGTGCCAGGCAGAGTTGGCGGACCCGTAAGCTGACGTGGCAAGGTTCCCGCAGCAGTGGACTACGTAGGGGTCCGCGTCCGCAGCGCAGGGGTCCGAGATCGGGTCCAGCCCCAACGCGTGGAGCGGATAGAGGGTGGTCTTCTGGAACCCGAACGCCATGAAGCCGTAGGGCGCGGCGTTCTGCGCGCAGGCGCTCCACCGCATGTCCTCGTTGACGGTATTGCCGAAGAGGTTGGCCGCGTTGAAGCACAGTACGGAGTCCGTTGCCGTCGGCGGAGTCGTGGCGTTCGGGGAGCCGCCGACGAACCCAGCAGCGGGGCTGTAGCGGACCGTCCAGGTGTAGCTGTTGGTGCTGCGCTGGAACATGAAGCTCCGCGAGCACCCCGGCATGACGATCACGTACCAGGCATAGTTGTTATCGATGCCGTTGGCTCCAGTCCCCGCCCCGGTGATCTGTGCCCCGGTGTTGGAGTAGTTGGACCCGTCGCTGTCCTTCGGGACTGTCCAGCCCGCAGAGACGAGGAGCGCGCGGAGCAGCCACATCGCGCCACTCGCAGTAGCAGGCGTGTTGTTGGTGCTGTAGACGAGAGCCATTACCTGATCTCCATGTAAGCGGATTCGATGACTAGCAGATCTTGTGAACCAGGACCACCACCACCTGTGACCTTCAATCGCAGTTCATAAACTTTGAGCGATGCTGGAAGGTTTGCTTTGATGTCTACTGTGATCTGTTGCCCCATCGTCACAGAGTTGAAAGTCAATGCACCACTAGTTACGGCTGCACTATCAGTCTTGTTGTAGAGCGTGAGTGTGCCTGTGAGTGCTGCAGACACATTCGTGGTGTAGCCTGTGGCTTTGAATTTGATCGTAGTAGCCGTGGAATAGTCATTTGAATCGAAGCTAAAGGCTCCCTTCGCACTATCATTTGGACTGTCTGTGCTCTTATCAAGCAGCACACAGATATCGGTAGCACCACCTCCACCTCCACCACCACCTGTTCCACCAGTCCCACCTGTTCCACCAGCAGGACCCGTCATTCCAGTTGGACCCGTTGGTCCTACTCCACCAGTGCCTCCAGCTGATCCTGTTCCTCCCGTTCCACCAGTTCCAGGAACTCCAGAGGCTCCTGTGACTCCAGATGGACCAGAAGCTCCAGTGCCACCTGTTCCACCCGCTCCACCTGTGCCACCTATTCCACCAGTGCCGCCTGTTCCACCAGCTGGACCTGTCATCCCTGTGGAACCTGTAGTTCCAGAGGGACCTGATACGCCTGATGGTCCAGAGGGACCTGACACACCAGAGGGACCAGAAGGACCTGACACACCTGATGGTCCAGAGGGACCTGTAGTTCCAGAGGGACCAGAGAGACCAGAAGGACCAACAGGACCAGTTTCACCCGTGGGTCCAGTAGGTCCAGTGGGTCCACCAGCAGGACCAGTCTCTCCAGTTGGACCAGTTGATCCTACTCCACCAGTGCCACCTGTTCCACCAGCACCACCAGTGCCACCTGTTCCTGGAACTCCAGAAGCCCCAGAGACTCCAGATGGACCAGAAGCTCCAGTGCCACCAGCAGGACCCGTCATCCCTGTGGAACCAGTGGGTCCTACTCCACCAGTTCCTCCAGCTGATCCTGTTCCTCCAGTGCCACCAGCAGGACCCGTCATCCCCGTAGGACCAGTTGGTCCTGTCCCACCAGTTCCTCCAGCTGATCCTGTTCCTCCAGTGCCACCAGCAGGACCCGTCATCCCTGTAGGTCCCGACACACCTGTGGGTCCAGACACTCCTGTAGGGCCACCAGCAGGACCCGTAGGACCAGACTCACCTGTAGGACCAGCTGGACCCGTCATCCCAGAAGGACCAGAGGGACCTGTAGTTCCTGATGGGCCAGACACACCAGACACACCCGATGGTCCAGACACACCCGATGGGCCAGAAGGACCTGTCGTACCAGAAGGACCTGAAGGACCAGTAAGACCAGTTCCACCAGCAGGACCCGTCATCCCTATGGGACCTGTTGATCCTGTGGGACCAGTAGGTCCTGCTTTACCTGTTCCTCCAGTGCCACCTATGACACCACTGGGTCCTGTCATCCCAGAAGGACCAGTAGGTCCAGAGGGTCCAGAAGGACCAGAGGGACCTGTAGGGCCGCCCGCAGGACCTGTCATTCCTGTGGGACCAGTAGCTCCTTTTATCCCAGTTCCACCAGCAGGACCTGTCATCCCTGTGGGGCCTGTTGGTCCTGTAGGTCCAGACACGCCTGTAGGACCACCAGCGGGACCTGTGGGACCTGTTGGTCCTGTTGGACCAGTGGCTCCACCACCAGGGGCACCAATGATAGTCGTCCCCACACGTTTCGCGTAGAGACCATCCCCCCAGGATTGAACAGTTAGATCTGCTCCTCCTGATTCATGGACTCCTCGAATGAAATCAATTTCAACAGCAATCTTCTTTAACGTATTGTAAAACCATGATGTAGCAATCCAGAATGATCCATCTGTACCAAATACAGGTTTGGTAATAGGATCACTATCACCCCATGACTTGATTGCTGCTGAGATTCTATCGAAGGAACCCATGATATTCTTACTTGCCCTCTATGACTGCTCCATTGTTGACAATACGGGTCATTTTCATTTCCATGTTTACATCAATGCTTTTAATGCCAAGCCATGATTCAACCCTTTTAGTCCACCACTCCTTACCCTTTTCTGGTAGCCCCAGTTCTTTAGCTCTCTCCATAGCAAACTGCAAAGCTAGTTCTAGCTTTGCGGCACTACCCATGGGTACTCCATTGAGTTTCAGAGCCTGAAGAGCCATCTGCTCAGCGTAACTTGTGCATCGATCTAGGACAGTGTTCAGTTTGTCAGTGTAAGCTGCAAACCCATACTTCTTTAGCAACACCGTCACAAGAATCGAAGCCATGACACCTAGAATAGAGAAGACCAGTTGCAGGAGATTGCTCAGCAGAACCTTCCACCATGGGGCGGACAAGCTAGGGTCCAGCACCTGAGCGAAGGCGATCAGTGGGATGGCGATGAGAATCGAAAACACCAGCACGAACAGGAACTTCTTCATGGCAGTCTCCTTATCCAACAACTGGTTTGATGTCCGGCTTCACCATTGCTTCGTACTGAGCTTTGGTGAGAGTTTGTAGCACGGTTCCATCCAGTGCTTTGAACTTGATTGTATTCTCGTCAACTACTTCCACTGTAATGTACTTCTTAACCCTATCAGGTAGCACAGGCGGAAAACTTGGATTCGCCATTATCTTCTCCTATTAAATCTGAATGTTTGGACTTCCAGTTCCAGATCCAACTGCATTGTCGTTAACCCTAAGGTCTGCACCATCACTAATTAGATTTTCCGAAACCATACCTTTACCTCCACCGACTGCAGCTGAGGTTTGTATGGTGAAGAATGCTCCTGTTATATAACAGGTATTGCTTTGCACAAGATAGTTATCACAACCAACTTCCAGCTCGATATTACCCGCTGCTGTGCCAACATCCTGCCATAAGTTGTTTCCTGTGATACTAAGCCAGGTACAATACTCACAGTAGATGTTCCACTTATCTGCATAACAGTGAATTGTGTTTCCAGTAATAGTACAACCTATGATCCTGTATACATTAATACCATTCTCTGTCAATGCAGTTATGTTGTTACCTTGAATAGCTACATTTTTGTATACTGCTGCTGTGATGGAATCTACAGTGATGCCGTCTTGGGCACATGTTAGAATGTTCCCAGTAATGGTAATAGATTGTAGGTCACCACCAGTGCCTGCTGCCATAACAAGAATTCCCTCTGCAGCAGCACCAACAATGTTGTTAAAGGTGTTTCCAGTAATAGATACCTTCTTTGTAGTGAAAACATTGATTTTGATAAAACTTGATGTTGCATCTCCGCTGAAGCAGTTGTTGCCAACCATAGAAACGTTTTCTATGGTTCCTGTAATTGTGGAAGCTAGGATAGCGTAGCCCATGCCACCAGCAGTGCTAGTGATGTTATTGAACGTGTTGGAAGACAATGTAGAGTCACTGCAGTTAGGAATATTGATTCCAGCTGCATCTCCAGTAGGAGAATTGATATCCTTGAACACATTGCCCGTAACAGTGCAGCTATACAAATAGCCACCAACATGAATCCCCCAAGATCCTATCCCACAAACAGATTGAACGGTATTTCCAACAATTGATCCACTTGCTAACGTTGAAAGGTAAATACCTGCACTATCACTAGTAGTATTAACTAAACTACCAACACCACTTATAACATTGCTCAGGATGTTTATGTTGTTGTTAAATGCTCCCAAGAATCTGATTGCTGTACGAGGATTGCCAGCAACTAGATCCACAACACGAGCACCAATACCCTCGAAACAATTCTCGACAACATCAACATCGTTCAGAACGCTGGATGCCCCAAACAGAACTCCCAACTTAAAATTGAGAGCTATGCCAAGACCACCAGAATTGTCTGTGAACTGATTACCACTAACATTTACACCAGCATAAATACCTGTCACTCCTGGGTTGGCAAAATAGATTCCAGTCTCAACACTGTCAAAACAGTTTCCCCTAACTCTGATGTTACTGAAAGTTGTGAGAGCACCACCATTGTTCCTGAAGATGATCCCAGTCGTCAGAGAGAAGTCTGTAGGCGGCCCCTTGGTAGTGTCACCCTTAATTGTATTGCCTTCAATCAAAGTGTCTTCAACGATGCCAGTCGTACATGTGATTAGAAAAGCACATCCAGCCAAAGACACCGTTGAATTAACTTTTACATCACAACCCCTGATTCTGGCTCTGTTACAGTTGACTAGTTCAACTGCTGGAAAAGCAACAGTGTTGTTATTGAGGTATCCAGACACCTCAACATGAGTTACATCAATGCCTTGGAAGAATGCAGCAATAGAATCCATACCGATACAGTTAGTGAATTTGATATTAGTTCCACCAAAGGCTCGAACATGACAAAGAGTAAGACCAGATGCGAAGTAGCATCTGTCAAAGGCCACAAGATTTGAGGTGTAACCAAGATTTACACTCTCAACATTTGTCAGAAGTGTAAGGAAGCTACAATCAACGAAGTTAGCACCAGACATAGCAATTGTTGGTGTACCATTGATACAATCAATCAAGGAACACGATGCAGATACCATAGAAGCATGGAAGAAGTCACATTCGTTGAATGTACCAGAAACGGTTCCAGTAGTACCAACCCAGAACAATGGTGTTGCTGCCATTCCGATACTAGCAGCACCAAAAGTCACTCTTCTGAATGAAGAGGTAGACGGAAGTGCAGCATTCAAATTGAAAGCTGCATTAGACATCAATACATTCTCCATCCAGAACCCATTTGGATTGGCAGTGTCAACAAGGATGCCAACCACAGTAGTACCTTCCTGGATGATGATGTTCTTGAGTGCAATACTTCCAGTAGTAGCGATGTGAATACGTCCACCACTAACAACGATGATAGATCCTTCCTCACCTTCAATAGTGACTGATCCAGTGTTGGTCCAATCCAGATCATTAGCTAGAGTGTAAGAACCCCTCTTGAGGAAGATTCTACCTCCAGCAGCCGGAAGAGCATCGTGGGCTGCTTGCAGAACAACCTCAGAGGTTCCATTGATGTCACCCCACGAGGTCACACCATCCCCAATGGTGATGGCTGCTGTGCGAGCCCCATTCACCCCAGAGGACCGGCTGTAGTAGCGAGGAACAGTATCTAGAGGCACAGCCAGACCAGGAGGAAGCCTCTCCGCTGCAGTTGCAGGAAGATAAGGACTCGTAGCCCCCCACTTCAACTCCTGAATCTGAGCCGAAAGGAAATCCACGTAGTCCTTCAAAGACTGGAGACTGACATCAGATCTGTCAGTGACAACACCTGTTCTGCCTCGTGCTAGAAGATGACCATGTTCTTCATCCCCCTGAAACATTCTGTCTCTGTAATCAATTGGATTTGTTCCTTTTGCATATCTACCATATGGACTTTCAACAATGAAGGTTGGACCACCAGCTGCTACACGAACAATCTCTCCAGGATAATGAGTATTAGCCAAAGCAGAGATTGTCACAATATTAGTTGCTCTGTCGTTTGTAGTGACAGTTACTGTCTCTTTTGGTGGTGCAGCAAGACCATCACCAACAACCAATGATCCAGCAGCATCAGACAGGAGAGTCGAATCTTGAACTCTAATTGAAGTTGCAGAAATCACTTCCAAGATCGTTGTGGCAGCCATCTCTGTAAACAACCCTGGATTCACAGCTACCTTGATCTTGTTCGAAGCATCAGTGATGAGCTTGACCAGAGGGATGACAGTAGAAGTAGGATCACCGTCAACGGAGAACTTGCTGCCTCCAGTACGAACAGGTTGGAAGATCTTCCAATCCCTTGTGGTTCTGGTTGCAACAGCAGAGCTGAACTCCTGACCATCAGGTCGTGGGTCACCAGACGGATCTGTCCCGTTGTCAACTGTGGGGTCCCAGAACCCACGAGAGTCTAATCCAGCAGCTGCCTCTACGAATTGGATCTCCAGAAAGAAGGTTGTAGCAGCTCCCTGAAGCGTAATAGTTCTGGACACATCAGGCTGACCCTCATTGAAAATCAACTGCCCATTCATGTCGAGAGCGACTCCAGCATGGATCGTGACACGACCAGGATATAGATCTTGATCGGGAAGCTCAATTCTGAATCCTCTCAGGATTCTCGATCTCAGGTCAAGCCATGCCTGCTTCGTCTTCAGATCAGAATAACCCTTAGCGAACACCTCAACATTATCCATGTCCTCTTTGTCAAGACGCTCGTTCGGGCTGAGTCTAGTTGCTTGAACGGACATTGATCATCTCCTTACTTGCTGTCGATTATCACGATCTGGACACCAGCAGCCCGACCATGATCAAAGAGGTACTGTAACCGACTCATCCAATCCGCAGGAAGAGTCAAAGGATAGTCAGTGCCATACTTCGAAGGAATGCTATTTCTATTGTTAAGAGAAACAACTTCTCCCTTGAGATGGCTATCAGTGAATCTGATCCCATCTGCAAACAGCAGACGTTCTGGCCCACCTGTAACCGTGCTCGTGTAAGTTACTTTCTCCGTTGCTCCTGGACGGTATCTGACCCATTCACCCTTCTTATGAGCAAACTGAGTCGTCCCAGAAAGAGTCAGAACATTAGCTACGTTTCCAGCAACTCCTAGTATCTCCAGCACATCACAGTCAACACCAACTTCAACCATGTATGGATAACCTACTACTGGAAAAGCAGCCGAGTTGACCAATGTGATAGTTCCTGAAGCCGCAGCAGTATCTGCTGCAATCTGATTCTCAGCCATTATCTTCTGATTACCAAAGTTAATCAGAACACCATCTTCTGTGGCTGGTAGTGTAGCTGCACTAACCACATCGATTCTGGTTCTGATTTCCTCAACTTTGGTAATTATGCTGTCAATGTGTAAACCTGGGTCACCACAATGACCTCTTCCGGGATAGCGAACCTTTCTCTGAGTCCAACCTGCATAACCAAAGTGATTGTTGACCAATCCTTCAGTTAACAGAATCACATCAGACATCAAGACAATTGGTTCAGCCGCACCATGGCTGTAAACCAATGGTTCTTCCAAAGTAATGGATGTAGCTCCTACTACTTTCTTCAGGATAACTACTTCTTCGGTGGCAGTACCAGCATTAACTAGCAATCGTATTCCTAATAGATCACCAATCCAAATTGGCATTCCCACAACTGTAAGTACGAATGCTCCCGCAGTGCCAGTCGTGGTGACCACTCCCAGAGCTTTGAAGGTAGCTCTGGTCACGACCTTCTGGGTCAGGATAGTTTCCTCATCCCCACCTCGACTCAAACGTACACTGAAAGCTCCAGCAGCATTGAATAGCTCAGCGTTTTTGACTTCAATGGCAAATCGACCAAGATGCTGATCTACTGTCATCCCAATGGGACCCGCTAGATTCTCAGCCAGGGTAGTTTGGATAGTTCTGGCATAATAAGACGCAGGATCATAAACGTAATGTCCTGAGAACTTCCTGCTTCCAGGGGTGAATGATATCCGACCATCCTCAAGCAAAGTTCCAACCCAAGGAATCTGGACCAGGCTCACTGGTTCTGCTGCAAGATGAGTATGAGCTAACGGTCTAGACAGATAGAAGCCAGACCCAGCATTCAGGGCTCCAACAGTGTCAATACTGTTGTGAGCTTTGGCTGTTACTGCTGCGAGAGTAATCTTGTTTGTTGCAAGATCTAAATCAGTGTATTTTACTCTTTCATATCTGACAACACTATTCTGCGATAAGCAAACCCACTTGTCTGGATTTACTATTTCACAGTCTTTGAGTGCTTTAACATCGTTGACGTATATCTCAGTTACTCCAGCTGCAACACTAGTGAGAACTTCTGTCTTGACTTGATCAGGAATTGTGTATCCAATATATTCCTCAGTACCACCACCAGAGTTAATGACAATTATCCCAGAACTAGGGAATGGAAGAATGTTAGGATCAGTGGCAACTGCACAAAGAATAGTATCACCAACAGTAGCCCCAGCAGTTGCAGTCAAAGCTGGTGGTGATGCAATCACCGCAGAATGAAGGAATGAAGCATCAACCAATCGATTCCGAATGATGTCTGGTGGTAGATAAATCTGGACCAGCTTGGGCCTGGTCTGGAAGATGTCCCAACCTACCCCCTTGACCTGCACCTGAGCCATCTGGACGGTTGCTCCAGGCTTCATGAGCGTCACTGTCACAGTCCCGGCTCCTGGGAGTGTGTAGGCCCCACTAGCAGGCTTTGCAAGCGTCAGAAGGTCATTGTCAACATCATTCTCCACATACCGAAGCGTGATAGTAGGAGTGCCCGCCAGGACATCCTGCTGCACTCGGATGAGCCCTTGCGCAGGGAAGTTGCGAGTGCTGTTCAGCTTGAGAACGCTGCCCCCTGCCAGGATTTGCAAAACCTGTCCCGTGGTAGGAGTTGGTGTTGGTCCAGCATGATTGTTGACCAGACCAGCAGCGATGGTCAGCGTGCTAGTCGCAGGCACGTTAGCAGACAAGAGGACTACTTCTTCGTTGTCCTCCCCTTGATCAACAATCATGGTGTACTGGGCACCACCAGCTGGAATTGGAAACTGGCTAGTGTCTTCCAGCACTAAAGTAACTGCTGCAGGAGCAATAGCTGCTGTCAGATATCCCAGAGCATTGTTTACAACTGCTGTGTGTACCTTTGTTGCAATACTTTCTAAGGTAACAACTCCATTTCTAGGATCACGGAAAGTGTATTCAATTGTCTCTGCACTAGCCAAACCTTCATCAATTACCAGCACACCCCGTTGTGGAATATTCATCCAATCTGTTACTGAAACTGTGTCATCATTAATCGCTACATTCTCTGCCAGAACAGATGATACAGTTCTACGAGGACCAAAGATAATTGTCATCAGGTCGTAGAACAAAGGGAGAACTTGCCTATAATCTAGAGCCAGTCTCCTGACTACAGCTCTCCAGATACTGTCATCACTGAATCCAAACATGGGTCGATTAAAGCTTAGATTGGATGTGACATGCGACAGATACTTAGCAACTGCTCGATCAAGGAACAGCTGATCTTTACATTCTTTGATCGCTGACTTGAACGTAGTCATTAATACACCGAAATCAGGCTGTTCCCATTGGAATCAAACGAAACTGGAAGCTCATCTTCCAGAACGATGATATCCTCAGTAGGCATTTTGACTATGACATTTTCTACACCACTCACCAACATGGCCAGTTCAATAATCTTGGCTCTGATAACGCTGTCACCAATGTTCAAGTTGTCGATGTAGGCTTTCACAGATCTGATCACATTAGAAACTACTGTTGCATTGTCGAACCCATTCAGGATCGACAGACCCAGTAGCACAGTGATACGACGCAGTATTGGGACATCGATATGGATGATGATGCCACCTGCAACAACACCAGGATAGTTCACACTATCCTTTGGATCACCATTCAGTACCTTCTGAGCCAGCTGAACAAGACCAGTGTAGTAGTTGTAGTTTGCTACCACTTTTATTCCAGCAGACAGACCAGCTCCAACATACTCCAACTCTCCATTGGTTCTGTTGAGGAAGAAATCAGTAGGATCTGTTCTCCGCTGGAAGGTGCCAGACCCATTGTCGAAGATTGCATAACTGTTTCTCAGAACAGGGAAGTTTCGAAGTTGGAAGAAGTTCTGACCATCTGTAGCTGTACCTAGATCATCCACAAGCATGACTTCAGCACCTATGGAATGACCATAAGCTACTGGAGCTGTCAGATTGAGATTGTTTCCTGGACCTTTACTACTGAACTCCACAAGTTCGATGTTGGCATCATTGAGCATGAGCAATCCACTAGACGGAAACCCACTTGCGTCAATGACAGCCAGAACTGTAGTAACACCAGAAGTTGCAATAGCTGTCAAAGTAGACGAACCCATCGCAACGAAATCAGGAACCAGTCCTGTTCCATCATCAATGAAAAGCGTGTGCTGATCGATGATGAAATCCTCACGCAACTTGGCAGCTACAATTCGCTGCCCAGTGTTGTTGTCCTCAACACCAATGACAGTCTGTGTGATAGCTTCAGGAACGCCTCTAGACAGCTGAGCGTACTTGTGAAGCAACCTGTCTCGGAACTGGTCATCTGTCTCCAGATCTCGACCACCCACCACATCAGCCGGGTTGGTTACCCCAGCCCCCCCAAACGGAGGAGCCGAAACAAACTGAGAGATACTCCCTGCTGGGGCATTACCTGAACTACCAACCTCATTGGCTCTGACGGCAATCAACCCCGACTCATAGTTCCCCTTGACGATCACTCCAGTCTCAACTGTGGAGTATTTGATGGGCAGGTTCATTCCCTGTGCTGGAACCTGAACCTGAACTCCTGGAGCAATGACAACATCAGATCCAGACAGAACAGTTACTCTCTCACCACTGAAATGATCCTTCACTAACGGAACTAGAAGTGTTAGGACTCCAGTTGAAGTGTCATTACCAGTAATAGTCATATCTTCAACTTGAGGAGTTCCCTCACCAACTCGAATATCGAAGTTTGGAGGAGTGGCAGGAAATCCAGTTGAATCATCCACCATTACTGATGGATCAGCAGGGAAACCATCAAAGGACAGAATGTCCTTAGCCAGACCTTCATTGGTAATGACTACCTTCCCAAAGGCAGCTTTGGCAGGCAGACGTGTCTCATTTAAATCTGCCGCTCTCTCATCCAGATCCGTCCCCACAGCAGTTGCAATTCTGAAGACATCAAGCAACTGAACCATCTGGTAATACTGTTCGTCATCTTCGAGAGCTGCAGCTTCTAGAAGCGTTCGAATCACTGACCCCACAGTGAAGTCAGTCAGAGTCGTATTGGCTCGGACATGGTTAACCATATCCAGGAGGATTTGCTCGAAACTGCGAGGGACGAATGCCATAGCTATCTCCTCACTGCGAACGTAACAGGCAGCTCTTGATTGGTGTCCTTCAACTTCAGTTTCGAACTGGTATAAACTCTATCTCCATCAGATGCTATCTTCATTGAATTGATCGACTGAATTCTAGGATCAGAGAGAAACGTTTGTCGTGTCGAGATGTAGAACTCCTGAATCCTCAACATTGTGATTTTGGTACCAATGGGATACTTCGCACCAAAATCAGGATGAATAGCCAACTCTCCCTGTTCTGTGGAGAACTTAATCTTCATTGCCTGATCGACATTTGGTAGACCTTCGTTGGTGGCAAGATCCCCCCGCTGCCCGACCTGCAGGTCAGCTCCTGCTGTATCAGTTCCACTGTCACTAATGAGAAGATCACGACCGTACTTCTTCATCATGGGAGACTGAGCTTCCATGGCAGGATCAGTATTGATGGCTCGGGAAACCTGACTTTGCTCAGTGCCTTGATTCTTTGGGATCAGTAGCTTGTCACCCGGGGCAAGAACTCCATCTCCACGAACCGCTGAAACGTAGGGCGGCTTCAGGTTGTTCAGAATTGCCAACATCTTCCATTTGGATTCATCACCAAGATACTGCTTGGCCAATGCTCGAATGTCAGTCACACCAACAACTTCTACCTCAGTAGCTGATGCCGAAAGCTTGATATTCTGAACTGTAAGAGCAGAACCAGAATTGTAGGGTGGGTTCCCATATTCATCATGATAAGCTTTGCTGTAATCGGAAACCTGAACTTGCTTAGACTGCACCCACAAAGAATCCAAAGACAGCAGAGTTTCTGCACATCGTGAGAGTTTTGTAAGAGCCCAGCGAGCTGAACCAATATCATCTGCCATCAGACCGTCTGGAGGATCATTAACACCTGGAGTGTACTTCGTATCAAATACACTCCTCAGCTCATTGGTCTGACTCTTGAGGGTGTTGACGAGAGTTTGCGTTACTGTGTCGGCAAAGCTGGCACCAGCGTTCCTGATTGCATTGATTCCATTGTAAACCGTCATTGCACAATTCATAATGCTGTTAACCAAGTTAGCCGGAAGATTAGCAAAGTAAGTGATCAGATTGGCTATCTGATGCAAGGAAGTAGCAATATCTTGACAGACCTTCCTCAATGTCTGAGATGCACTTTGAATTGACTGATACCAATTCAGTGGATCTTTAGCCATACTGATAGTTTCATTCCACTTGAACAATGTTCTAAGTGAGATATTGTACCGCCAGCTAAGAGGACTGGACTTATCTCTTGAGGTAGTGAAATTGATTGGCTCTACAGTATACAGCTCACTTTCTTTCGTATTCATGAAAATCATTACAATGCGATTCGCCCACTCTGGATCTGCTTTTACATCGAAGTAGGCACGGAATATGTTGCGAAGATAAACCAGCTCATCAAAGCCAGTTACTTCCTTTGGATCAAGACCACGCTCATCCTTCAGGAAGTTCATGACCACTGGTGGCTTGTCTATTCTAGGACCGCCAGCTTCCTCAAGACCAGGGAACAGCTCATTAGAGATAGGATTCGGGCGGAACCCTACAGTGCCAGCCAGACGGATATCCTTGAAGAGATTTCCCTGTGACTCGACAAACTTTCCACCATCTTGAGTCGGAACAATCTGCACCGAAGCAGGTTCTGAGATCTCATGGGTCTGAGGAGGAGTAGTGAAGTAGTACATCGCAAGGCTTTTCGCCTGAAAACCACTGCCTCCATTTAATGGTTCCTTATAGATGATGAAACCTTGATCTTGTAGATCCCATAAACCAATGACGAAAAGCTTCGCCAGCTCTTTGGTTGCTCGACCACCACTGAAACCCCAGAACCTGGGATCAGGATTTGAAAGTGATGATCTCTGAACCAGCTTATCTTCTGCCATCAATGACTCCTCAACGCAGCTTCACATTAGGGCTTAGATAACCTGGTCCGGAATCAGATGCTGCTGGAACTCCATCTGATATCAAAGTTGTTATATTTGTGGTCAATGTAGTTATCTCAGTTGCTACTTGAGTCGTTGCTGTAGCAACTGGTGTTGCTGGAGGGAACATTGCAGCCAAAGCATTCATCAGTGTTGCAAGAGCAGTCATCAGTGCTGACAGTTTGCCATTCAAGGCATTCCACTGAGTCAGTACTTGATTGAATGGAGTCACAAATAGATTGCCAAGCATAGCTGGTTGCTGTGCTTTGTCTGCACCGAGATTTACTGGAACACTGGTATTGATAACACCTGTTTCCCCACCAGCAGACGACGTATCCTCACACACCAACTCAAGACCACTGGTCTTGATCTTGAGATGGTAAGCTGTACCTCTTAGGTACGTTCTGGTGGTTTCCCTAGGCTCTGGAGTCGTCCCTACGACTGGCTGGTCAGGGTGAGGAAGATCTGGGTCATGAATCGGAGAGTCATCTTCGCTTCCAGCCCCAATACGGGGACCTTTCTCAGACTTCTCATTAAAGTTGATTTCCAGTTGAGCAGTCTTCTTAACGTCAATCTGAACATGACCACCCTTATCATATTTGGTGATACCATACTTTCCATCCTTGGTGTTGATGCTACGTCCACCTTGTGACGTATCGAGGTAGATACTACCTTCACGATTCACTAACGTCATCACACCATTGATAACTCTGATCGAACGAAATCGATTCTTAATTGGATCAGCTTGTACCAAAGACTGTCTGTCGAACGCCTGACCACTAGTTGCAGGGTTAAACCTATCTGCTGGATGAGGCCACCAAGCAACAATGAATGGCCACTGTTGGCTACCATTCAAGAAACCTAACAAACACCACTCTCCATCTAACTTGTTATAATCGACGTTTTGATTACCATTCCAGGTAGAGCCATCAATCAGCTGGCTACAACCCCGAGGCAGGTCCTCCTCAAAGTTATCCATCCCGCTGTGCCGCATGGGTGGCAGAACCACATGTTGAAAGAAGATATCAGGATGGTACAAGTCAGTACCTGCCAGAACCGTGCATTCGTGATGGATACCACGACTCTGCTGGTCACTTCTGGCTAACAGATTGTCTTTATCATCAGAAGGATTCACAACAAGAATAATACCCAGCATAAATGACTGATGCTTACCAACATCCTCATCGACGTATTTCTGCTCAGCTGATGGATATACACCACCACCTGGTCTGATTACGTCAGACATTCTTCCCTCCCCCAACATCTCCCTTCTTCAGATCTAGATATGGAGTGCTGCTTGTTGTGGCCAACTGATCATCTGGTGCTGAAGAATCTGAAGCAATGTAACCTTGTTGCTTCTGAGCCCACAGTTGCATAATTGGTGTATCTACAAGATTCATCCCATCCTCAGGTATGTCTTTGCGATCACCTGTTGCCCGCTCTGTAGCACTGGTGTCCATGACATGAAAGAACTCGGCTAACCTACTACCAGTCTTTCCTCTCATCCCACCAAAGTGCTCAGAGCCTGGTAGTACGTGAATCGGAAATGGGTTGTTTCGCTGACCACGACTGACTGTGAAGGTAGATTGCATAGCATTAGGATACGACCAACTATGGTTCACACCTTCAACATAGTAAGATTCATTCCTTTCTTTGATATCCAATCGATACCCTACTCGAATCTCCGGGAAGGCTCTTGTTGAGAATGTACCAGTAAGGTACTCTAAGTTGTGCTGGAACCAATGATCTACTATCAAAGCCCATCGAACCAGAAGCCTTCTGTTGTTAATACTATCTACACCAAGTCTCTCATTCTCTTTGACTGTTTCACTTGGTTGGTCAGCTACTGGAGGAATGGTCTTCAGAGTAATATCACCAAAGTACAGCTCTGGATTTACTTTGATCCCATCCAACATAGTCTCAAAATGAAGATGTGATCCAGATTGAAGAAAACCAACTCGACAAACTGGGTCTCCTCTTTTTACTGATGTTCCATTCTTAATTCCAAACTCAGCAAATGATGTTGGGTCAACATGAAAGCACTGAGTCTGCCAATAACCTGAGTCATCTGACCCATGGTTAACCAGAAGCATACCTGGTCCACCACGCTTGAAGGAAAGAGGTATAGCCTTTGCTACACGAACCTTTCCATCTGCAGCAGCCAAAACAATGGTTCCTGCCGCCGCCATGATATCTATTCCACCATGAGGATGAGGTGTTGCAGTTGTGGTCCGCTTGTAACCAAACGCCAACGAAGGAGGTCTAGGAGATTGTGGGATACCCTGAAGAGGCCACAGGAATCGCAGCGCATCTACAGTTTTGATAGCCTGTGCTGTAATAGCTTTTGTCTCTGCAAGAGTCTTGGCACTCTTTTGACCAAAGCTAAATCTGGCAAACTTAGTTGAATAAGATCTTACTCTCAGCCCATGTCTCATTACATTGATGGATGAGATAACTGGTTGCACTTCCTGAGTCAGAAACTTTGAGTTATAGATAGATCCACTACTTAGGTCGCTGTATACCTCAAGAAGATTCACATGGTTGTCATCACTACGACCAATGTTCTCTTGGATGATGTCATGAACACTGATGACAGCTACATCCAGGTGCTTCTTCGCAGTTGCCGAACCTCCTGTTTCAGCCATCACATTTGGATTCATAGCCGGAACAGTTATGACCTTGCGACCAGGTTCTCCAGGTTCTTTAGAAAACAATGCACCAACAACTACTGGACCAATTGTCTTTCCTAACACCAGTAGATCACTAGGTGGATCAATCTCATCTATTGTGCCAAATGGATACTCTCTCATCACAAGACAAGGAGCGAATCTCACCGCTGCTGCAGAACTGTTGAACTCATCAGACCATCCAACGTTCATTCCTAGCTCATCGCTCTCCTTACCATATCCATTACCATTTGGAGCATCCGGTGGCATTGGTCTGAGATCACAGAACAGCTCATTGAGAAGTTCACCATTTGACCACGAATTCATCAAAGACCAGAGACTACCCTCGGCTCTGCAGACCGCTGCATCAGTAATGTATCCATCAATAGCTTCCCATTCGACATATCTGAAATCGATTAGATCCAGAAGACTTGCTGGGAAGCCATCAGCCGTGACTCGCTCAACAGTTCGTGCAGTTCTCCATTCCTGTGATTGGAAGTAGTTAGTTGGAAGGTTTACTGCGGTCATAACATCATTCAAGGATTCGATACTGACTTGTGTGTCAGGCTTTAAGAGTAGCTTTACAGGCGACCCACCAAGGCTCATTGAAATGTCTTGACCTATCTTAGCCTTCTGCTCTGCTAGCTGTTCCGCTGCTTGTCTTACTCTAGCTTCAAAATCAACAATACTAGAGGAACCAACTGACCTAAGAACATCTTGAGATAGTCTCTCCCTGGCCCATTTGTTTCTGGCCGCTCGACTCTCCTTCAGATTGGGTACTGGGTAGTTCTTGGGCAGGATGAATTGTGCATTGAATCCAAACAGAAGATGAGCCAAGGACAACACAATGTCCGCAGGTGAGCCACTCATGGCCACACCCATCACCTGCAGCTCAGTTCCTCCAATGTTTCCACCCCCCGCCCATTCGTTGATCAGATCTACTCTCTTGGCTACGGCTGGGTTGAAGTAGACCTGAGCCTTGTCGAATGCCTTAGTGAAGTCAGAGCACTGTACGTGGAATCGAGTCGTAGTGGCACCCGTGCTGGAATCAGTGCTGATAGACCGACTGACTCTATCAACATATCCAAAGAAGGTGCGGATACGTCCACGACCGTCACCAACATCAAAGTAGATATTTACATAGTCATTGGGGAAGATCAGATTTAGATAGTTCTTACGTGGTACGAGAACGAAAGTAGCTTGACCACCACCTTTAATGGTCTTACTGATATCACAATTGATGATGTCTTTCGTACAGTCAATCACTCCACCAAATGGATTGTCAGTCACATGAGAATGCACCACAGCGATGCACTTGGTATGCTGCCTTGGGATATCAAAAACCTCTGACCCAAAAGGATCAGATGTAGTAGGAGCTGTCATTGGTTCAGCATCGACTTAGTTGGCTTGACACCAGGATGTACTGGAGTTGGTTGAGTGATCAGCAGCTTTTCAACTTTTGCCGAAACTGGGGGTGGAGGTGGCTTGATGCCCATGGCTGCACCAAACGCCTCGGTACTAGCCGAGATAGCACCAGCTGCAGTTGCTGCTGTGGATGAGCCACCAGTACCAATGATTCTTCTGGCTCTTTCTGCCCCTCGCTCAGCTCCAGTTCTGTTCATCCTCTGACGAGCATTCTCTAGCTCTTTTGCAGCTGCCTCTTTCTGAGTCTCTACATTCTTCTCAGCTTGTTCTTCCTTGGAGAGTGCAGCACTTTCCAATCTTTCGAGTTCATGTCTTTCTTCTATTGAATGTTCATCATCTCTGAACTTCTTATCTATTGCATCTATCTGACGTTGCTTAGAATGGATTTCCTTTATTCTACTAAGAGGGAACTGAGGATACTTCTTTCTTGTTTCTGCTAATCCCCTGTTGGCTTCTTCTATGTTAGCTCGTGTATGAGCTTCATCTGCCGCTGCTCCAACTGCAGACAAAGCCGAACCAACAACTCCTCTTCCTAACTTCTCTCTTGATTTCCCATATTCTTCAGCACCAGCTTTAACGACTGGGACTACCTTTGACCTAGCCCAGTCCCCCATTGCCTTGAGACTGTCATACATCTCTTTCTTATGTTCATTAAAGAACTTTACTACTTCTCCAAGTGCAGCCCACTGGAAGTTTTCTATGTCTTCAATTGGTTTTTGAAATGCTTTACCTAAATCATCCTGATGTTTTTCAATACCAGCTAGTCTCTTAAGAGTATCAGTGAACCCCTTTTTGGTTGCATCTAACGCCTGCTTATCAATAGGTCCACTCTCTTTTACTGCTTCCTCAATCTTCTTCTCAATTTCCTCCAGAGACTTGCCCTGACCAATCATATCTGCAAGGCTTTCAACCTGATCAAGAGTCAATTTACTAATATCACTCAGCATCAAATTAGATTGTTGATTGATATCGGCCTTACCACCAGCTTTTAGATTGCCACCACCCTCCTCATAAACCTGCTTAATCATATTAACCAGACTTTGAGCACCACCAGGACCAGCTAAACCTCTCTGTTGTTGCTTTATTGCACCATAGTAGTCAGCAGTCCCACCCGGTAAACCAAAACCTTGTGCTCTTAACGCCAAAGCTTGACCAGCTTCTCCACCACCTGGAGAAGTGATCATTTGATCCAACTTCATGGCCATGTCCATGCCCCTCTTTCCAGTCATACCGGGCATGCCCATGATCATATTCAGACCTGCAGTTATACCTTTGACATCAACAACACCTGTCTGACGACCTCCTTGCATCTCTACGAATTGGCTGACACCGTGCAGATACTCAGGGAGCCTGGCTTTCTCTAACCCTGTAGCCATACCTGCAGCGATAACTCGCTCCAGGATCTTGGTTCCCTTGCCACCCTTCCCGATTGCCTCGTTGCCGAACTCGATCCCACCTTGGCGGAACTGCCCCATGATGCCAGCAGCCTCACCAACATCCATCCCACCACCCGCTCTGGCGAGCTGCTGAGCCCTGTAGACCGCTCCGATGTTCCCTGTAGCTCTACCAACCTGAGCTGCATGCTGCCAGGTTTGACCCTGCATGTATCCAAGCCGCCCGCCACCAACCCCAGACACACGAGTGCCAGCTTTGTAGCCCCTCAGTGTCCCCATCCCTGTGACGCCACCCATCGCTTGCTGGATACCAAGGTGGACTCCATAGGCTTGCTGGATGCCACCCATCACGAAGCCAAGAATGCCGCTACCAAGAGCTGCTGCGGTCCTGCCTATGAAGCCAACACCTCTGGCTGCCATCCTGGGTACATGGCTGACTCCCCTTGCCGAAGCGGTCAGCCAAGGATGCTTCTTGGCGAAAGCAGCAACTCTCTCCTGCATTCGCTTCTGCATCCCACTCATGTCTCGCAGTAGGATGTGCTGCTTCTTGGTTTGAGCAGTTACTTCCTTGCTACCTTCACTCTCTTTCTTCTGCAGTCTAAGCCATTCATGATACCGATGAAGCTTCTCTTTATGGGCTGCTTGTTCCTCTTTCGTCCTTTTGGTGCGACGAGTCTTATCTACCTTCTCGCCTTTGTCACCCTTGCTCTGCAGATCGACAACTTGAGCCTTGAGCTGCTTAAGCTCCTTCTGAGCTTCTTTCAGCTCAAGCTTGATCGAAAGGATTACTTTGTCATTGGCTGCAGGCATGATCTACCTTCGTCCCAGAACTGGAAGATGAGGAGAAACTACAGGCTCTGGATAAGCATCAGAGAAGCCACCATCATCATCGAAGTCATCTCCTTCAAGGATAGCTTTCTGTTGCTTCTCGTACTCTCTCTGAGCCCGCTCAGCCTTGTCCCTGTGCCACGAAGGTAAGCCTTCAAGAAGATCAGGTGTCAGTCCCATTGCCAGTTCCTTCTCCCACTTGTCAATGAACTGATCACCAGTTTCGAAAACTACTTCACCATCCTTGCCCTTCTTTGCTTCCAGAGGATGATCTTCGTAATAATCCTCCCAGAACGAAACCAATAACTCGATCAGTGTCTGGCTCTGTAACGCCTCATGGTTCCAGGGAAGGTGGTACTTCTCCTCGGCCCATCGGCGCAACGTGTCCAGCAGCCCCGGATTCCTGATTCGTTGTGCCGCTATCTCCTTGGCTGCCTGGAAGATCGACAGCGGCTCTTCTAGGAGGGGAGGTGAAGCTATTCTCGAAAGCAGCCACCTGCTTGAAGACCTCGATCAGAAGATCGACTTCGCTGATTTCATCCAGGTTCCACCAGTTTGGTTTGCGAACCAGCGACTGCTCCAGATGAGCAATCATGTAGTTGGTCCAGTCCGTCTGCTCGTCGATACCCACCCCTGGCTTGTCTTCGTCGAAGTAGTAGCCACCGTTGAGCTGAATCTTTCGGACTTGGATTGCTGTGATACCCTTGATGCTCAACTTCTTGGTCGTGAATTGACCCTCAAGCACCTGCCCATCAGGCATAGTGAACTTGATGAAGAAGTCCTTGATCTTGGGAACTGGAGCTGTGGCTAGATCTTTGTCTCTCATGTTTCATCTCTCCTGTTTGTCCACCAGGCTACTACCTGACATGGTGCTGATGACCTGGAATAAACCAATTCCAAGTACCTTTCTTGTATTTACTCTCAGTTACTTTCTGTCCACAACCACACAAACAAGATGGTGCATCCTTTGGATCAAGTGACAGTTTTGAAGGCAGCGTGGCTATAAGTCTAGAAACCTGTCAACAACAATTCATCATCTACAGACAACTACCTGATATTACTAGCGTTCTGACTCGTCTTCAACACGAATGGCCACAAACGTCACGTT